AAAAAAATAAATCGGTTTAGGTTTCGTTATAACTATATCTTCCAACAATATTTTATAACTCTATTCTTCCTACATTAACGTTATTTAGGCACCTTCTAAATAACTGCCTTACACAATAATGGCCTTTGTTATTGTGAATATATATTTGTTTTTCGTGTTTATATATTTTATAACACGTTTTGAGTTTTTTTTTAGCTGTACAAAATAGAATGATAAATTTGCAAATAGATATCATTCTTATTTTGCTCAATAATTTCTTTTGGCTGTAACTTAACTCTCCATTTTTTCAAAAAATACATTGTGTTTATTCATATATTAATTGATGTAATGGTAAATTTATTCATAATCATCATCACAATTTGTCATTATAGAATTAGCTAATCTATAAGCATCATCAAAGGTCATGCTTAGCAATGTTGGAAATTACTAAACAAGAACGTTGATTAAATCTGAAGTTCTTGCCCCTTATGTGGGGTATTCTTATTATGATAATAATTATGAATCAAAAGATGGGATATATTCATAGTCAAATGCTATGTCGACCTTACCCACGATCGAATTAGGTTGTGCTCCGGTCACAATCAAGCAGTAGATTTCGTCTAACTTTCCCTAGCCTATGAAAGTATATTAAAGGTCTAGATCGTTCTTCGAGTCAGGTATGTGACTGTATCTATAAGATGTCTTCGCATTTCCCATTTAACAATACTAACTCTATGTGATAGCGTTGGTACCGAGTGATGGACCGTAAGACATTGGTGATGTACCATTTCCTAAATTTCCTAAACTTGAATATGGGTAATAACCAAATATTACTGAACCTGAATTTTCGCTGTTTGAACTTGTTGGTGTGTAATTTACTGCAAAACCTGCAGTTTTAAGTCTAGTTACTGTGTCTGCATGTTGAGCTAATGGTCCTGGATAAACACAAGATTTTGCTATAACTAAATTGTTTTCTGCTGTTCCACCTTAATTAATATCATCCCAATTACCTGATTCTGGCACAAAATGTAAATCTACACTACATTTAGTTGGACTAACTGCCCAAAAAGAATCAAATCCAGTATAAACACCATTAATTGAATGATAATTTGCTCCACTTACAAACGGCGCACTAGGATTTAAATATAATACTCCATTTCCTCTGTCATCTGTCTTTATTTGTAGTTCTTGTGTTGAACCTATGATAGCAGTTTTTACTGGATAATTTTAAGGTCTCCTAAAAGTGAATCTTTCTGGACAAATAAAAGTGCTAATATATTTGGCAGAACAACCGTTTATTCTATTCGACATTCTGGATATAGATCTATCTATTCTATTAAAATCATTTCCACCTTGAATAATTACTTATTTACTTGCTTGTCTAGGATCACTACTATAATCTCCTATCCAACCACCTGAATCTGCTCCTATTTAAATGTTTGGTAAATATCTTTTAACTAAGTATCTTACTGCCATTGGTCCTAATTCTTTTACCATTGATATCGCACCTTCTTTGATATTGTCCCAATCATCTAATAGTATTAGTTTCCTTAAAGTGTCTGTCGTATAAGTAGTATTCTTAAAAGCTTCTATTAATTCTTAACCGCCTTCTTAATTCTATAAACTATTGAGAGCATCTTTTAATGAATTTGCTGACCCATTAACTTTTTAATCTGTCTTATCTTGTACGAAAGCATTAGCCATTGCAATTTTTGTGAACTACTTTATTTTTTATAATTCGTCCCATGAAAGGTCAGCTTAAGCGTACTCTTTAGCTTCCTAAACACCATATCCTTTATAAGGTTCAACTACATCTTCTATAGCATCAAGTGCTTATTACATTTTTTGCCATTTAGGTCCTTATTTACCTTCTCCGTAAATTCTGATTACATCTTTCCATTCTCTATCTTCTTTTTTAGGTTCGAAATCTTAACGAATTTTTGTTAATCTATTGTCCATTTCTTACATTAAAAGTTCTCTATTGATGTCACTCTATTCCTTGAGGAAAGCAGCTTCTCGTGATGTAATTGGCGAATTCTTAGCCAAGTCTTATGTTTTCTAAATTTGCAATTTTTTCGTTAATTATTTACCTAATTTCTTAGATAACTCTTATACAATTTTCTATCTATCCATTGATTCCATCTTTTACTAATTTTATTAGTTTTGTTTTTAAATGATTTAGTTCTTGAATTTTTTATATTCTTATTTTTTTTTTTCGCGCATAAAGCTAGCGCATCCACTTAAATTTAATTTGCTCCATAGCATTTCTAATATATAATATCTTAAAATGCATCAGTCTGGTCTAGACTATATAGCAATAAACATAAAGTATCACGATTCATATTTTTTTTTTTCTGAATTAACTATAACGTCTATAACTCTTATTCATCATTTAAAACTTCACCTACTAATTTAATCTATCTAACTTATTTCTAATCTATTAAATAATTTACTTTATCATAAGTCAAAGCATTTTAACCAGTCATTTTTAACAAATTCTTACACATATTATCTATGAATTGTGGTCTTTATTCACATAATACAGCACTACATATAGCTTATAAATGTTTACTACAATCATCTACTATAGCATTCATTTTAGAAAAATTTTATTTAGTGGTTAGAAACTTAACAAAATCTCTCATTATTACTAAGCCACAATTGTTAATATTATAAGGATTTGTGGCAAAAATTAATTTTGAACAGAAATCTATATCACTCCAATTTTCACCTATATAAAAATCTTCAAATAACAAACCTAAACCTTTATATTTGGGTTAATTCGGCTTTTTATTATGAGTATAATAATTTATAACATTAACTAATGCCGGTATATCTTATCTATTTAATATGTAAAATGTATCGTCACCACAAACAAATAATAGATACTTATTACCTGGCATTTCAACTTGTTACCACATTTAATCGAATAAATATTATCTTATCACATCATCAATTCTAGTGTTATAAACTTAATATTTATTCTAAAATTATTTAAATTGTTAATCTTATTATAATTTTGAAATCATACTCAATTATTCAGCGTTTATAACTTTAAATGAATTCTTACAATATATCTCTTCTATTTAAGTAATATAATTTTTTAAATAATTTATTTATTCTATATCTTATTGTTTTAACTCTCTCTTAATATATTCATTGAAACATGGTTTCCCTAAACCAGCTTATTCAGCAAAGAAAGTTTAAAACAATATCATAGCCCAATTATTTCCAACAGTAGTCGTGCATTCTCCAGATGTTGTACTAGCAGAAGAAACGAATTTCAATACTGTTTTTCCTAGACCTTAATTGATTGATTTTACTTCTATTTAAGTATAAATTCCAGTTACGTATTTAGTTGCTATATCAAACAACTTCTAATTTTTTATTGGATTTGTATTATTCAAAAATTTTTCTATCACTTTCTTTATAGAATTTTCACAGCTATTCCAAATACCTTTCATAACTATTTACTTTAATGATTTATGTTAAGTAGCTTCCCAAGAACCTCCATCCATGCATAATGAAGTTATATCTCGTGTGTTCTTTCCTGTATTTTGTAGTAGATTCTAAACACTTCTTTAAATTTATTTTGACAACTATTTACTATTAACGCCATGTACCATAGAACTTGTGAATTTCTTTATATGTGGAATAAGAGTGTGACATAAATAAGCAAAAAATAAATGCATATCTTCACACATATAAAAAGCTCTTGATCTAGGCGCTTTGCCTTTAAATGTGTTTTTTAATCTAAAAATTTTATCTTTGTTTCTTATTAAGTCTTATTCAGGTATTGGATGTTATTCTTATTTACATAATGCTTTTAATTTTTTACTTGATAATAATTTATCTATCTTATCATCATCATCTGTTTTATAATATTTTTTTTTTTATTCACTAGTCAAGTTGCCATTAATATACTCTTTAAGTTTATAAATTGATCTTAAATATTTTAATTTTTTATTTTTATTATAATTCTTAATTGCTACAAATTCTTAGTATGTAATTATATGTTCATCCTTTTATTAATCGACCATCTGTTTTAATTATTTATGAACACATTCTGCATGTTTCGTGAATGTTAATTCTTATAGCTTGATTTTAGAACCTTAAGATAATTATTCCAAATCATCATTAATATTACTCTTCAAATCTTTTAATTCGATTTAATCCTCTTCACTACAATCTAGGTCTTCTATATGAAAATTGCTTATACGATTGTGATTATAAGTCTAATATATTTCTTATATTTTTTTATTCTGTGTTTCAATTTGTTTGATTATTCCCATTTATAATTCGTTTATATTCTAATTTATAGCTTTTTCTTGCATACGACATTTTGACAAAAATGTTCTTACAACACCTTATAATGTGTTAATCTTAGATGTAGTATCAAACGTTATTGTTTAAGTACCCAAAACATTACCACTAGTTTATACCATAAATA